TTCTGACGACACCAAACAAGAAGTTTGGGATATGTTGATTGAAGAAATGCAGATTCGTGATCAAGAAGAAATGGAGCTCCAACGGAAAGCGCTTGTTGAGCTTCGTGCATCTCTCCGCTCAGTAATGAAACTTATGAAGTGTGACTGGAAAGTTGCTCTTCGTGTTCTTGCCAATGCTGAAGACATTGATCTTGAGCAAGACTTTGATTATTTTCTATGGAATCAGGGTGTAGGTTTTGATGACCGCAACAAAATTAGTAAATTATATAAGGAGGCCGCGTAATGGGTCAAATGAAAGAAATCATAATGGAACTAGAAGATCGTATGTATGGTGAGCTAGAGGCTCATTTCGATCAATTGACTAATGTAAATGAAGTGATGGAAAAAGCTGTTGAGTTGGCTTATGAGTTTGATGTCGATGATTACATTGGTCTTGACTATGTAAAAGAGTCAGCCGCAGAAATGTGGTCAGACTATTGCAAAAAAGTTGCATAAAAGTGAAAAAAGTGGTTTACAATTGATGAGAGATATGGTAAGATAGTCTTATCAAATGGAAGGAATTATATTATGGCACATGAAGTAGAAATCATCAACGGTCAAGCTCAACTGGCATACGCTGGCGATAAGCCTTGGCATGGTTTAGGTGTTGAAGTCCGTAACGACATGACACCGTTTCAAATGATGGAAAAAGCTGGCCTTGACTGGTCAGTAGATAAAGAAGAAGTATTTACTGCTTCTGGTACAAAAGTACCTGGTAAAAAAGCACTGGTTCGCCAGTCTGACGGTTCTATCTTAGACATGGTTGGTGACGACTGGAATCCTGTTCAAAACGAAGAAGCATTCCAGTTTTTCTCAGATTTTGTAATGGCTGGTGATATGGAAATGAATGTTGCAGGTTCTTTGAAAGAAGGCCGTAACGTTTTCGCTCTAGCAAAAGTCAAAGAGTCTTTTTCTATCCTTGGTGAAGATCAGGTTGACTCCTACCTGCTTTTCAGCAACCCTCATCAGTATGGTAAAGCAATTGACATCCGCTTTACACCCATCCGTGTTGTATGCAGCAACACTTTGACTTTCTCTCTTAACTCAGCATCCAAAAACTTTGTAAAGATCGGTCACCGTTCTACATTCGATGCAGATATCGTAAAAGAACAAATGGGTCTTGCTTCTGAAAAGTTTGCGAAGTACAAAGAAATGGCTGAGTTCCTATCCACTAAGCGTTTCAAAGTTGAAGATCTTCTTCAGTACTACAATGAAGTATTTCCTCACCGCGAACAGCGTGTTATTGCAACTGCTGAAGATCTATCTCGTCCTGCACGTCAAGCCTTTGAGGTTTTGGAAACACAGCCTGGTGCAGAATTTGGTGAAGGTACTTGGTGGCAGGCATTTAACTCAGTCACTTACATGACAGACCACATTCAAGGTCGCTCTGCTGAAACACGTCTTCAGTCTCAGTGGTTCGGTGGTAACCAAGCACGTAAGATCCGTGCAGCAGAAAAAGCAGTAGAATTTGCAGCGGCCGCTTAGGCCACTGCTATTATAAATAGCGATATCATGTGGAGGCTGCAGCATGAAGTTAATAGATGATAAAGACAATCCTGGGCTTGTTGGTGTTATTGAGTCTAAGGATGATATTGATGATTGTAGGAAAATGGTAAACAATTTAAACCAGGACTTGGTTGACTCTGGTTTTGAACAATATAGGTTTGAGTTTATCCGACGAGGTAACATGGCTTATATCGAACGAGTTTAAAGGGGCTTCACGGCCCCTTTTTTATTTCTGTTATAAATAGTATAAATTTTTACTACATGGGGCCATTATGAAATCTTTTAAAAATTTTCTCAAGGAAGAACCGGAGTTACTACTTATGAGTGCAGCATCAGATAGATTTGAAAACGATGTAGCAAACTCATTAGTTGAAATGGGATTGGATGCTTCAAGACCAAAGGTTGACTCAACTTATTCAGACGTACTTGTTAAACATAAAGGTAAGAAGGTTTGGATCGAAGTAAAGATGAATCATACCGACAACCTTGGCAACACAAGAGCTTCCTTTGATGGTAAGAACTGGACATCTGCTCCTGAGAAAAAAGGACCACTTAAAGGCAAGATGGGCCCTTTAAAAGTTTATATTGCAGACATGTTAAAAAAGCATGCTAGTAAGTTTGTAAAAGACATCCAGAATGCTACTGGTAAAACAAAAATTAATACGAATAAAGGCCCACAGCAAAAAGATCCTGACACAGTTAATCATGAAGAAATGAAAGAGTTTATGAAGACTCAACGTGATCAGTACATTGTAACAGTTCCCAATCAAGATCTAGGCTCTGTTGTAGTTGACCATTATTCAAAAGGTGGTAAGACTGAAGCAGCTTATTATTTACAAGCCAAAGATGATTTTTACTTGCTAGGTAAAGAAAACCCGCTTGGAGTTCCAACGGGTGCCAATGGAGTACCTATGTTTGAAGGTAAAGGTGATTTTAGAATGCGGGTTGGTATTCGTTCTAGCATGTATGAAATCCAGCCAGAAGTAAAAGTTAAAAACATGGGCCGTAGCGAATATTCAATTGCTCCTGGTACTAAAAAGAAAAATCCATTCGAGCATTTAAAGAAATAGCATGGCACAGTATAGCGTAAGTAGAGGCAAACATTATAACTTAAATATGAATAGAGATATTCATGAAGTTGTTATGATTGCAGATGAAGATGGAAACATTATTAATACGTTTGGCGCAGCTTCCAACGTAATTATTTCAGCTGGAGATCTTGCTGGATATGCTGGTGTACACAAATACGGTGCCGTTTTGGGTACAGCTGGTTCAGGTTGGTCTACCGTATGGACAGCAGCAGATAATTCAGCTAATCAGCTTTATCCGTGGAACCTTTCAGCAAATACAATTACTGTTGTGTCATCATCAGGTTCTGACACTGGTGAAGTAACAATACAAGGTTTGGATAATAATTATGATTTTGCTGAAGAAACACTCACGTTAAACGGAACAACTCCGGTTGCCGGTATTGTTACATTTTCACGGGTAAATCGTGCGTTTATGAATGATGATACTAATGTTGGCAAAATACAAGTGAAAAATGGTACTACAGTCGTAACAGAAATTTCTACTGGATATGGTCAAACTTTACAATGCATATACACTATCCCTGCTGGTAAAACCGGCTATTTGATGAACATCCACGCTTCTGCTTCTAAAAACCAGGAAACAATTTTATCATTGTTTGCAAAGCCTTTCGGTGGAGCGTTTAGATCACAAATGATAATGGCACTATATCAAAACAATCAGCAGTTAGATTTTCCAGTGCCTCTGAAATTTACAGAAAAAACTGACCTAGATCTAAGAGTAAATGGTGCATCTAACGCAACTATCGGCGCTGACTTTTCGATTATATTAGTAGATAATTAATGGTTTACATTTAAAAAGATATAAGATATAATACCACTATGGAAAAATTTAGCACATATATATCAGAACAAAAGAACACTCATATGACTCATATCGAAGATAAAGTCATCTATGGTGGTGTAAATGGAACACGTCAGGCTATCATGGCCTTGCGAGAATTAAGAGATATGTTAAAGGGAGAACATGGTGGTTCTGTATCTGTTAAATGGGATGGCGCTCCTGCTATTTTTGCAGGCATTGATCCTAATGACGGACGTTTCTTTGTTGCCAAAAAAGGCATTTTTAACAAGAATCCCAAAGTCTATAAGACTGCTGCTGACGTTGACGCTGATACAAGTGGTGATCTTGCTGACAAGCTCAAAGTTGCTTTGCGAGAGCTACCTGCCTTGGGTATCAAAGGTGTCGTGCAAGGTGACTTCTTATATGGGCCTGGAGATTTAAGTAAAGAAAAAATAAAAGGTGAAGACTATATTACCTTCCATCCTAACACTATCGTTTATGCTGTGCCAGCAAAGTCGGATGCAGCTAAGGATATTAAGTCAGCAAAAATTGGAATTGTTTGGCATACAACCTATAAAGGTGACTCCTTCGAGTCTATGCGAGCTTCGTATGGAGTTGATGTAAGTAAGTTTAAAAAATCTAAAAACGTTTGGTCACAGGACGCAATGCTTCGTGATTTGACAAAAGCAACCATGTCAAAAAAAGAAACTGATGAGGTGAATAAATTATTAAGTGAAGCTGGCAAGTTATTTAATCAAATAGCTGGTAGTACACTCCGTCAATTGGAGAACAACCCTGAGCTAACAAAAATGATTGAAACCTTCTATAATAAATATGTTAGGAAAGGTGAAGTAGTTACTGACACCCGCAAGCATACTGACATGTTGATCCGTTGGATCCGTTTGAAGTTTGGTAAAGAAATTGCCAAACGTAAAACTGAAAAAGGTAAAACCGCTCAGCGCGATAAGCTTAATGCTTTGTTGGATTTCTTTGATGAAAAGAATAAAGCAAACTTGATCAAAGTGTTTGAATTGCAAAAGGTGATCGTGTTAGCAAAATTAAAACTTATAAATACTCTTAATAAGCTAAATGATATTAGTACTTTCGTTAAAACACGCAAAGGTTACAAAGTAACCGGAGCTGAAGGTTATGTGGCAATTGATAAACTTGGTGGTGATGCAGTGAAAATTGTTGATCGTATGGAGTTCTCATACAACAACTTTTCACCCGATATATTAAAGGGATGGGACAAACCGGGAAGAAAATAAATGTACGGATTTAAAGAACTAATGGTACTGCCTGTTGAAGCAGGCGAAGACGAACTGATTAAGTATCGTCGTATGAAACACAGAAAAACAGATACTACATCTGAATCCACAGATTGGGTATGCGGTGAATGTAATTGTGAACCATGTACTTGTGGAAATGATATTGACGAAGCACTAACAATGGCGCAACGTCGTAAAAGATCTTTATCTGCGCGAAAATACCAAGCTAAACTCAAACTCGGTCGTAAACGTGCAGCAATGAAAATTGCTGATAAAGGACGTTTAATGAAACGTGCTCGTAAAGCTGCACGTAAAGTTCTCATCAAAAAACTTATGAAAGTTGATGATAAAGGGAAGCAAACAGCAGCAAGAAAGCAAGAGATCGAGAAGCGTCTTGACAAAATGGGTCCAGCAATTGACCGTATTGCCAAGAAACTACTTCCTCAAGTACGTAAAGCAGAGTTAGCAAAAAAGCGCGGAAAATGATTAACAGATTCAGTCAGTTTTTAGTTGAAGAAGAAAGAGTAGTTTATTTTACCTTTGGTAGAATGAACCCTCCAACAATTGGTCATGGGAAATTACTAGATGTACTGGCTAGAAAAGCTGGTAGAAATCCGTATAAAGTATTTCTATCTCAAACACAAGACCAAGCAAAAAATCCCCTATCACATTCAGATAAAGTAAAACATGCTAGGAAAATGTTCCCTAAGCATGCCCGCAGTATTATGCCAAACAAAAACGTAAAGAACGTTATGGATATTGCGGTTGAATTGCATAAGCAAGGTTTCAAAAAGATTGTGATGGTTGTAGGTTCAGATCGGATCCGTGAGTTCGATGTACTATTGAGTAAGTATAATGGTAAAGAAGCCCGTCATGGTTTCTATAACTTTGAGTCAATTAACATTATTTCAGCTGGTGAAAGAGATCCTGATGCTGAAGGCGTAGAAGGTATGTCAGCTTCTAAGCAAAGATCCAATGCAAAAGAAAATGATTTTGTATCGTTTTCCCAAGGTCTTCCAAAATCTATGTCAAATAAAGACGCAAAAGCTTTGTTCAATGCTGTCCGTAAGGGGATGGGTCTGAAAGAACAAAAAGAGTTTAAGAACCATGTACAACTAGAACCAGTGTCAGAACTGCGGGAAGCGTATGTTAATAATCGTCTATTTGAAGTAGGTGAAGAAGTTGTTATGGCTAACAATGGAATTATCGGTAATATCAAACACCTAGGTTCTAACTATGTAATCGTAGAATCAAAAGGTGAAACTTGGAGATGTTGGTTAGACGGTGTCGCTAAAGTAGGT